ATAGCGTCTGCTTTTGTTTCTGCAACTTCTACTGCGTAATCTTTAGTTTTCATATTATAGTCCTTTGTTTCAATTTATACGTATATAATAACATACTAAAATACACAATACAAGCGTTATTTTACGTTTTTTAAAAGAAATAGGTGTTTATAATCAATGACTTATTATTATAATTGTTCACGTTTTGTTCTAATGAAGGTAATGAACGAATTATCTCCAATGTTTTTTAACCCATTCTTGTTTTGATTCGTGTGGGTCTGGTTTGCCATGAAAGACGGCAATCTTTGCGTTCTTATCTTCCTCATAAGTTTGTTCTGAAATATCAAATCTAGGTTTTTCTCTACTATACCATTTGTATGAAAATGACCATTCGTCTGGATATATTTTTAATATATCTTTATCATGTATTATATCTGTAATAACTTGTTGATCGTTATGAAAATTATTATAATGATCTTGCCATTCTATATATTTTTTCCATATAATAGAGGCCGTATCATTATTCCATTTCATTATACTTGAATTGTATTCTTTAAATTTTGGTTCAAAATCACTAATTATACAAAAAGATTTGTCGTCTCCATAAGTAGCAAAACAATCAATGTTTTTAGTAATAACTATATCTATATCAAAGTATAGGTTTACACCTTGAAGTTCAATATCAGTATTAAATAGTTGTAGTTTATTCCACCAACCCTTATAACCTTTTAATGGTAAGTCTTTATAAATGATATCTCCATAAACATGATCAAACATATTAGTATGATCCGTAAAACAATAAAACTTATGAGGTACAGTCAAGTGCTTTTTTACCATATTATATAAGTTTTGAACGTAATCACTAGTGTATTTGTTACCGTAGAATACACAACAAACATTTATCATAATTTACTATGGCCAGCCTTTGCAATATAATAAGCATCTATTATATCTGTTACTGGATTGTTTAATGTAGGTATATCAAATATTTTCATCATGTTTGTATCAGTATCGGTAGTAAACTGTTCATACATCTTTTGTTTATCTGCGTTACCTTTGCCTGTAGCAAATTTCTTAATAACACTTGGTACTAATATCTTATAATCATATTGTTTCAATCTATATTTTAATATACCACCGTTCTCTGCTATTTGAAATACTGCTTGACCTTTACTTCCAAATGAATAACCTTCTATAAAAATTTGTGGATTCTCTAATTTGTTTATGATAGATAATGCCCAAGTGGATAGATTGGCAAATCGTTCTATAGGATTAGTGTACTCTGTATGTTCGGTACCTAGTATGTTCTTCATCATATTACCAATATGTTTTTTCTTACTGGTTAAATAGTAAAAATAACAATCTTCAAACTTAAAACTACCATCACTAACACATATGGCGGGAGAATTTAAACTAAAATCAATCCCAACTATCGTTATCTTTTTCACTTACGTCCTCATCTATTTCGTGGCTACAAAACGGACATGTTATTGGATTCATTTCGTACTTATCATTATCCCACGCTACTATATATTTAGTTTCACAATGAGGACAATTTTTTGTAAGCTTAGTGATCATTAAAGTTTACCTTCTTCTCTCATTTTTTTTCTTATTTCGGTAGCAGATATTTTTTGTATATTTTCTGATAAAATTATTTCTTCTATTTTATATCCTACACCTCTACCATAACATATATTTGTTATATTAGGAACTAATGTTATTTTAATTCTATTTTTATAAGTAATTAAAGCTTGTTCTATATTACTTTTGACAGTTTCAAAATCAAAAGGATTATCACCAACACCTTGTACATCTCTAACTTGTATATTAACTTGTCCTGTTTTTTTAATTATTTCTTCAAATAATGTTTGGTGTCCTTCGTGCCATGGTTGCCATCTGCCTAACATTTGTGCTGTTGGTTTACGATTATCCCATGTGTAAGGAATTATTTCATCAGCTATTCTTATAGACCATAATTCAGCATTTTGAGTAGGAACTCTAAAATCATATTCATTAGGTTTTTCAAATACTTTATTAGTATCTTCAAAACGACCTTCTTTTATTGTATCCACCCATACTGTATAATCGGCATCAAAATCTTTTCTAGTTTTTTCTGTTGGACATACAAAATCAGCTACAACATTTTTATTTTGATTAAGTGCTGATTGAGCCAAATCTTTCATACGTTTAGCTTGTCTTTGTCTTCCTTCAATTGAAAAATCCCAATCGTTAGCTTCTTCTCTAACTCTATCTGCATTTAGCCAAACAGCGTCAATTTTTGATACTAATTTGTCCGCTAGATAACTTTTTCCTGAACCAGGTAATCCCATTATTAATATTTTTTTAACCATATTTCCTTTTTTATAATTTAAACTTTTTAAATTGATCCTTTGTTACATCTTGTTTAATACCGCCAATAACATAACTTTCTATTTCTGTTTCTTGTGGTGCATTTTGCATTGATTTACTATTTAACCAGTGATCAACCCACGGTAATGGATTTATCTTAGTATCATATCTAGGTTCTAAACCAATTGCTTTCATTCTACGATTTGCTGTGTATTCTACAAATTGATGTAATAATTTTTCAGATAAACCTATCATAGAACCTTGTGAGAACAAATAAGTTGCCCATTGTTTTTCTGACTTAACAGCGTCATCATACATTTTATAAACTTCTGCATCTGTATCTTTTATAATCTTTAACATTACTTTATCATTTTCAACTTCTTTATAATTATTAATAATTCTTTGTGATACTGCTAGATGTTGACTTTCATCTCTTGCAATCAATGAGATTATCTTTGCTGAACCTTCTAATAGTTTTAATTCACCAAAAGCAAAACTACAAGCAAACGATACATAAAATCTTAATCCTTCTAATATGTTTACTGTGATCAATGCCTTCCACAATCTTTTCTTTAATTCATACATGTCAACTTTATCTGGTGTCAATTGATACTTGTAACCCATTTCTATTAAGTCATCATAACACTTGGTTACTGATTCTGCACGTTCTTCAATTTTCTTATCTTCGATAATCGTATCAAAAATTTCACCTGGATTTGCATATAAATTTTTTACAATGTAAGTATATGAACGACTATGTATTGTCTCCATAAAATCCCATGTTACAATACAACCTTCTAATTCTGGTAAAGAACAAAACGGTAAAAATGCCAAACAAGGTCCGCGTCCTTGTACGCTATCTAACATTGTTTGATATTTTAAATTAGATGTAAAAATATTTTTCTGTTCTGGTCTTAGTTCTTGGTAATCATTACGATCTTTTTGTAATGATATTTCCTCAGGTCTCCAAAAGAAACCTAACTGTTGTTGTGTTAACTTATCAAAAATAGGATACTTAAATGTATCATACCTTTGAACGGCCAAATCGTCACCAAAAAACATTTGTGCTTTGGTAAAATCTAAACCTTTTGCTTTATTAAATACTGATCTACTCATTTTTCTCCATTATATTTTACAAGATTCGCAATCATCATCATCAATTGAAGGTACCGTTTCTGGAACGTTATCCTTAAATCCTATTGGATGTACCGGTTCATCTTCATCTTTCTTACCATCATAAGTATTTTGATAATAGGAAGTCTTCCAACCATACTTATACGTGGTTAATAGGTCATTTATCATTACTGATAAAGGTACCTGTCCTGTGTCGTAATTTTCAGGATTATATGACCAGTTGCCGCTAATTGCCTGATCAAAATACTTCTGCATTACTGCTACTACATTTATATATCCTTCATTTGATTTCATATCCCAAAGTAAGGTATAAAAATTCTTTAATTGATTATAATTAGGTACTACTTGTTTTAATGGACCTTTCTTAGACTTTTTAACTGACAAGTAATCTCTAGGTGGTTCTATACCATTTGTTTCATTAGATACAACACTTGAAGATTCTGATGGCATTTGAGCTGAGAGTGTGCTATGTCGAAGGCCATGCTCAACAATATCCTTCCTCAATTTCTCCCAATTAAATGATAGTTTTCTGGTTACTATTTCATCCACCTCTTTTTTGTAGGTATCAATTGGTAAGATACCATCAGAATATTTTGTTCTATTAAAGTATTCACACTTACCTTTTTCTTTTGCAAGTGTATTGCTTGCTTTTAAAAGATAGTATTGGAATGCTTCTGTTAATTCATCTACTAATTTCCACGCACCTTTTTCATGGTACATTAATTTGTTTTTTGCTAGATAGTGTGCTAGACCAATATACCCTATGCCTAAACTTCTTCTGGCCTTAGTTGATACTTCTGCGGCTTTAACTGGATATTCTTGGTGATCTATAATTTCATCTAACGATCTTACTGATAAATCACATAACTGTTCTAATTCTTCATAATCTCTTAATATACCTAAATTGATTGCTGATAATATACATAATGCAATCTCTCCATCACCATCTATATGTTGTAATGGTTTAGTAGGTAATGTAATCTCTTGGCAAAGGTTTGACATTGTAATTGTATCTTTAAATGATGAATGTGTATTGCAATGGTCTATATTCATAATATAGATACGGCCTGTTTCTGCACGTTCTTTTAATAAACTTTGTATTAATTCTTGTGCTGATATCTTTTTCTTTTTAATAGAAGTTTTCTTTTCATATTCTTCATATAGTTTATCAAACTTATCTGTACCCCATGTATCATATAATTCAGGTACATCATGTGGTGAAAATAATGTTATTTGTTCATCATTAATAAATCTTTGATAAAATAATTTAGATAATTGAATTGAGTAATCTAATTTTCTTACTCTATTATCTTCTGAACCTTTATTGTTTTTAAGAACTAATATATCTGATATTTCTTGGTGCCATATTGGGAAATGTACGGTTGCACTGCCACCTCTTACGCCATTCTGTGTACAACATTTGACTGTTGCCTCAAACTTTTTAAGAAATGGTATTACACCAGTGTGCTGAACTTCACCACCTCGTATGCGTGAATTAATTCCTCGTATGCGGCCTGAGTTAATTCCGATACCGGCACGCTGTGCAATATATCTTCCGATAGCCATATCACCAGTAAATATACTTGGTAGAGTATCATCAATATCAACAAGCACACAACTAGCATACTGCTTAACAGGAGTCCTAACGCCAGCCATAACAGGAGTTGGAATATTAATTTTAAACCTCGAAATAGCATCATAATACTTTTTAACATAAGTCATCCTTTTTTCTTTTGAGTATTTTGAAAATATCGTTGCTGATATCATCATATACATAAACTGTGGAGTTTC